AATTTTGTCCCCAGCAAGCCGAAAAAGACACGTCAAGGTAATGGATCACATTCCAAACCGTCCCATGGACGGAAGAAGTATCGTGGCCAAGGAAAACGCTAATTCTCTTCCAAATGATCAAGCGTCTTGTTTTTGGTGCAGCCGCTGGCGCACTTGCCTTGGCTCCCCTCTCTGCCCGCGCAGATTGGTATGTCAACCCTGAGTTCAACGGTGCCAGCTTGGGCGACGAGTACTTGGGTGGGACGGTAAATTTCGATCTGGGCTATGAAGGCTCTTCAGGTGCCTACAGCTATTACATCCAGGGCGGACCTGCTTGGGTGATGCCAAATGGCTCTGACAATGAGATTAGGTTCGCTGGCAAGTTTGGCGGTGCTGTCCAAGCTTCTGAGGACGTCTCTGTTTACGGCGAACTGAGTGCAATGTCTGGCGACAAAGTGTCTGTCGGTTCAAAGGTTGGTTTGAAGTACACCTTCTGAGCTATAACTCGGAAGTCTCCTCACACAAGACAGCAAGCAGCCCCCGTAATCGTGCAGAGCGCGGGGGCTTTTTGTTTATCTATTTACCATGAGCACCAAACTCAACGGCAACAGGTTCTCCCCAATGGGTAGCCGGGTTCCAACAGAGCTTTTGCCAACAGCTATCCGTTATGAACATGCACGCGCAGTGCTGTTTGATCAATTCGGTCAACACAGCAAAGCTAGAGAGTGCGAGAAATTGAAGCGCTATTACGAGCGCCGTAGCATGGATGAGTGCATTTAAGACTCATGCAAAAGGTCTACAACGTGCTTGGCGTGCTGGGCTTTGTGATGTCTGGAACGCTGGTTGGGCTAAGTATTGCTGCCTTTGCTCAAATTCCAGGAATGATCGACGACATGGCCGCCGACATGATGGACGACATCACCGGCAAAGTGACTGACATGGTGCCGGGTCAAATTGATCAAGCCATGCCAGAGTTGCCAACCAGCACTGGACCGGCTGTGCCGTTCAAACTTCCATGAGCGATCAGGTTAATTCACCAGCGCACTACACCAAAGGTCGCGTCGAGGCGATTGAGGTGATTGAGGATGTGGTCGCTGGTGCGCCTGATGCCGTGACCGGCTACTTGGTCGGTCAAACAATGAAGTATCTGCTGCGGGCATGGCACAAGGGCAATGCAATGCAAGACCTGCAAAAAGCGGCTTGGTACTTGAATCGCGCTATCGACAGGTTCAACGCTTAAATCACCATCTTGGTGCCGGTGATGGGGTCATCATCAAAGAGAACGTTTACCAGTGCATCTGGGTCATGAGCTTCAGGTCCGAAGCCTTCAGCTTTAATTTTTGCCATATCAAGTTCTGGCACGGGTGCTTCAGGTTTCTGCTCAAACGACGCCAACCATTCGCGTAAAGCATCACCAGTGGGTGTGCCTTTGGGCCATTTCACCCACTTGAGAATTGCCTTTGGATCGGTAAATGGCCTAGAAGATTTGCCGCACAGTACGGTGTAGACGACAGGCGGGCCTTCTCTGCGCTTGGCACGTTCGATCCAAAGTTGACCCGCCGTAAACCGCTCTGACTTCATGCCTGAAATTCGTGAGATCAGTGTGCAAGCGATTGGCGTCCCTTCGATTTCCGTAGGCAAGCCAATCCCACCTCCTGTTTTACCAGCAGCACCTCCAGTTACGTCAGCAGCATTTCCAGTTATTGATATGCCTGGCTGTGTGCGTGCCCGTATCGGCAAAGGAACTGGCGTTCAAACGTTTGAAGATGATGAGCGTGGAACGGTAACGCTGTGCGATGGAACGGTTCCAGTCTTCGAGGCACCTGATTACAGGCCGCGTGACTTTACGTGGGTGCAACCGCCAAAGACAGAAAGTAAAAAGCCAGAGCCAAAAGCCCCGGCCGTAATCCCCTCTGTTGATGTGCCGAGTCCTGATCTCGACAACTCAAGGTTGCCACCAGATCCACCGTGCCCAGCTTTCGGCGCGAAAGAAATCGGATCGTTTAACAAATTAGGGACAGAGGTCTTGGCGGGTTATGAGCTGCAAGACGGCAAGTGCGTAAAGATTTGGGATCCTGTGCCTGTCGCACAGGTCATCAATAACTACGTGCCTGATGCTGGGCCGACAGTATCAGTTGCCGTGACTGCCGCGATTGCCACTACAACAGCCATCTTGAGCAAGCCGATTGCATCAGTGCTGCAAAAGCTCGCCAAGCCGCTTACGAAGAAGGTCGTGAAGAAGCTTCTTTTGAGAAAGGAGAAACCGGTATCTTTACGGGAGCGGGTTTTGGCGCAGAGAGATCGGAATCGCGCACGAATGGCTTTACGTCGGGCTGTGGGTAAATGATCTCGTGAGTGTGGCCTTCAACAGGGATCGGCTTGAGCACTACGTCATGACAGATCGGCTTAAAGGGACTGTCATCTGAAAAGCCATAGCCTTCCCGGATGGCAGTTGCACAAGCCTTTAGGCGACCCATTTCATAATTAAGCCTCTTCTCAGCGAGAGCTTGCTCATACAAGGCAACTTGTTTACGTGCCGCTTGTTTGCACAACTCAATCGGCTGACGATCCAAAGGGATTGAAAAAGTGGCTGTGATGCCGAAGTTATGGCTGAAATTTTGGCGATAACCCGTCCTCATCTTTTTGTAGTAGAGGATTTTCCCAGGGTTATCGGGCACTCCATCTGGGCCGTCATTCCCGTCTTTATCCTTTTTCCCCTTGTTGTCGCTGGTGTCGTAAACGGGTTCGTTGTAATACTCGTTGCCAGGCAGGCCGTATGAGTTTGTGGTTGAGACAAATGGGCTGATGTTGAGCGTGGCTGTATCGCACTGAATGCCTGATCCATAAAACTGCCTCATGTACTGTCCAGGGTTGATTTGAACAGCCTGATTAACGACTGAACCGCTGCTGTTGCTGACAGGTGCAGCAGTTGCGTTCATCTGTGCTGCTGCTGGCGCTCCATACGTCAAACCAAGCAATAGGAAGCTTGCCGCTGCTTTCATTGGCTAAAGGTGCTGGTGGAATCGACGACAGCCTCAATGACTGTTTCGCGACTGATGTTGACCTTTTCGATCAGACCAGGACCATTGAAGGTTTCTGCAAACTGGAACGGTTGACCAGCTGCAGTTTGTTTCCAGTTACCGCGTGTTTGGAACGTAATGCTGTTTTTGCCTGGAGTAGGACTGACAATGCCGTTCACAGGCTGAACGTTCTTGCCAGACACTGTGTACTCAAAGCCAGTGCGATAAGACTCGGAGACAATCGACTCTTTGACCACAGTCTTTGACTCAGTGCGGGAGGTGACCACACCAGTAGCGAAGTTAGGGACAACTGGGACGGCTACTGCTGGAGCTGGTAACAGCAGCAGAAGAATTAGCCGTTTCACCGTGTAGTTAGCTCAGTAACGACTTGACCGATTGCACTGGTGTTTGCCCCGCCAGCCGTCACCGTGATTGCGCCTGCAGTAGAGATTGTGCCCGCTAGATCTCCTGCAGTTCCTGCAGCTGTGCTGGTGATATCAGAAAAGGCGGGCACAGCTCCCACTGTTGGAGCGGAGGTTGGAATTGTGTCGCCTGCCTGGAACGAGTTACTGAAGCTGAACGCTGACCCGTTTGTGGCTTGAGTTGCAGTGACAGCAGTCAAAGCATTGACGCCATTAGTGTGAGTGCCCAGGCCGCCAACAGCGCCAGCAGTAGTGCCGTCAGTGGTGTTGACCCCACTCCCGCTCACGGAATAGCTGTTGCCTTGTCTAATAGCACGAGTTGACGCACCACCGACATCTAGTTGAAGACTGCTGCTAATTCGGTGGGTGAGATCAGCCTTGGCAGGCAATGCAGCTGCCAATGTGATGCCCAATACCAAAAGTGTGCGCTTCATTTGGTGGTTGAAGTGGTGCTTTTACTTTCAAGGTTAACGCTTTCATCTTTTTTCTTCTTGCCTGTTCTGTTCATGGTCAACCCGTAGCTAGCTGCAGTCGAACTAAGCAGTGATGCGCTGAAGGTCACGTCGATTTGACCTTTGAAATAACCGACGTAATTAGCCGTGATAATCGCCATCGCCCACAGCATGATTGTGATGCGGACAAAGTCACCTAACCATCCATTGCTGTGGTCTTCCTGTTCCTGGCCTTGTGCTTCCTTGCTTTCTGCCATGATGGTTTGACGCTAGAGGTCGAATGGTGGTTGAAGTCTGGGCTGCAGTAGCTGGAGCGTCTGTCGGCGTAGCTTCAGCTGGACTGACGGGGATGAGTCGTCAGAGTCAGCAGGGACGTGACTCCCTGATACGCCTTACGACCGCTGTAGACAACCTAGCTAGCCGCCTTGATGTGCTTCACGCAGACATCAGGACTCGTGACCAAGAGATTTTTGCGAGACTCGCAAATCTGGAGCAGTCAGTAGCGCGATTGGAAGGGCACAGCAATAGGAACTAAGGTATTGATGCTGTTCAAAACAGTCTCATGCTTTTAGTACTCAAGCCCTTGGTCATGACCATG